ATCGCGTCCTGATGCCAATTCTCCTGCGAACACACCGCGACCATTGCTATAACGGATCGGCTTTGCACCCAGACCGTTCAGATTAAGCGTTGGGCCATCAGCAGTGTTTGTCGTTGAAATACGCACACGCGCGACCAGACCAGCCGCATATGCTTGTGTAGCAGGAGTGAGCGTGGCTGTAAGCGCATTTGCCGATCCACCGGCTACGGCATAGCTCCATTTGCCGGACTGGGCATCAAGCGCGAGCTTTTCCACATAGGTACCGCCTACTTTCTCGAACACACGCCCATCCGGCAGGCTGACACCATGCCCATCCTTAGTGTTGACGATGCGCCATGTTGAACCTGTCCATTCAGCAAGTTTTTGTTGATTTCCAGTCCAAGTTCCGCTTGCCCCAGCCGGTATTACGTATGCATCGCCTAGGACTGCATCATTCGGCGGCGCGGTCGTGGTCATAGAAATGACCGGCAACCAGGCTGCGCGGTTTGCAAAGCCCGGTGCCGCGATCGATTGCAGTGCTTCCCAAAGTTGCTGCTGGTTTTCCGGATCAAGGACAAATCCCGAATTTTCGATAACGGCGCAGATTTCTTCCTGCCAATCATTGAGGATTTTATCTGTTACTTCCGTGCCAGGAACGCCTGCCGCTGCATTCTGCGAGCGAAAGCCGCGCCTGCCGCCGCCAATATCGACCCAATCATTGCCGTTGACGCGATCCATGTCAGTTCTCCTGATACGAGAAAACAAGTTGTGTGTGGGCGGGCTTCAGGCGGCGAAGCTCGCATTCGATATCGCTGATCTCGAAGCCGCCGAGCGGTTGTCCTGCTGTGTTGACGCCTGCGCGGAATATCCATTCCGAGATCAGCTGAAGTTTCACGCGCCATGTGAACTGTTCACCTTCAGCAATCAGAGCTTGTCCGGCGCGAAGCACGCCGGCCTTGGAAGGCCAGAACTCCTCGATCTCGATCGTGTGGCCGAGACTTGCCGCCATCCTGACGAAATACGGGATGCTGGCTCCGCCCTTGGCGATCCAGCGCTGGTGTGCCCGACGCTGGCGCTGTTCAAGCGTCTGACTACCCAGATCGCGCCCGCAAGGATCAGGACCAAGAACCCGTTCAAAATCCGGCAACAGGGCATTGGCCGTGCGCGGATCGATTTCGTTCATCAGACTTTCAGCGTCAGCTTCTGCCTGGACGAGAACCTTGGCGATGCTATCGAGGATTGCGTCGAGAACGCCTTCACGCTTTCCAAGCACAAAGCCGCGTGGAAGCTTGCCGATCAGGCTGGCGAGGATGGATGACTGTGGACGCGTCATAGCGGTTCCTCGAAAGTGATCTCGCCGGGAAGCGGGTATTGGTCGCGATCAAGGGTGAACGGCGCTGACGGTGAAATCAGATCGTGAGCGTATTCGCCAGATGCAGCTGAGATCGCCTCGGAAATGCGTGACGGTTCAATGCGAGCGCCGATAGGGCTTTCGTTCTGATCGTCGTTCGCATCGCCGATCGTTGCGATGAATGCCGCATATGCTTCCTGAACTGCCGCGCGTGTGGCGACCTTGTCTGGACGAACGCGGACGGTGATAGGGATCGCCCGCATTTCGGCAGGCACAATGACGACATGGGCTGTGACCGGCCGAACGCCGGAAGACGAACCGGGAGCGCCCAGATAGCTAAGCATCTCGGTCATTTCCGATTCGGTCGGCGTACGGGCAGAAGTGCCATCTTTCATGGCGACAATGACGCCAACAGAACCACGACCGATCCAGTCGGTTTCCGGCTTTACGGCACGAACCGCGAATTTTTCCCGCAACCAGGTCGGATAATCGAAGCCAGCGCCGCCATGCGGGCGCTGCCGGATGTAGGCCATGGTTGCGTCGGCCAGTTCCGCTGGGGTTTCCGCCTCCGCGCCACCTGCAATTCCTTCAGCCGCGACTGCGATACGGTTGATCTCAGGAAAGGCGGTGACCGTGCGCAGCCTGATACCGGCTTCCAGATTGCCTGCCGGGCCAGCAACAGATGCGATGACCGATATTGCAGCCCCCCCATTCGGGCCAATGATCGCGGTTTCCGTGGTTTTAAAGATCGTGCCATCGGAACCAGCGATTTCAAGATCGGCAGGAATGGGTGTTCCTGCCGCGCCCTCAATATCCACCTTGCCGACAGCGAATGTGGCCGGACGGGCTACAATGCCCCAGATATCGGCATGACGCTGGACGAACTCGTCTTCGGCCGTATCAACAAAGTACTGTCTGCCCCACCATGCGACATGATCGTGGATCTCGCGCGCCTCCAGTGCTACGGCGCGGCTGATCATGGCGAGCATGCCGCGAGCCGAACGAACGGCACGGGAAATCGCAAGCGGATCAACAAGCGGCCGCACAACGGAAATGCTGAACTCCATTGCGGAAGCGATGCGTTCAGCGATGGTTTTTGCGGAGGGAACGGGCCAAGGCATTACGCTGTCCTCCGGCCGGAAATAGCGGTGTCATCGACCAGGACACGCCAGCCGAGCATTTTCGGCGCGACCCATTCTGTCTCGATCTCGGCTGGAATGCCGGTATCGGAGGCGACCCATTCAAGGCTTTCGGCAAGCCAGCTCTGATAAAGCAGGCGGGCGGTTTCGGTTTCCTTGGCGCGATCCAGCAGCCAGCAGCGCGAACCGATACGTTCGCCGTAAGGATCGAGCGCGTCAGCAGCGGCACCGCGCCGGACATCGATGCCGGAACCCGTCAGGAATTGTGAGCGGCCTTCCGGCAGCGGGTCGTCTGGATTGGCACGGCGATCAAGGCCGACAGAAAGAAGCACCGGCGTGATCGGGGTTTCATCAATGACGAGATCGCCATCGGCGCCGATCTCCAGATCAGCGCGGCGGGTTTCCGGGTCATAGATGAGTGCCACATCGTAAAACATGCCCCGGTTCTATCGCGCGCGCGCGAAAACGATCATGCCCGCCAAGGCGGGCATGAAACTGTTTATCCTTGTGGAACGCCGGTGTTACTATTTCCGGGAGAGACGCCGATATGAACATGGGTTGAGCCAATGTTCTTGCCGTCATGGGTGACGGTTCCGCCCTCGATGGCAACGCCGCCCGGCGAGACCGTGACGGTAACGCCACCAACCTTCAGCACGATGGACGCTCCAGCCTGAATGCTGACCGTGCCGTCCGCACCGACGAGGATGCCGTCGCCATGCTGATTATAAAGTGCAGTTTCACCCGGTTTTAGCCCACCCATGCGGGCAGATGGATTGCCAACCGGCAGGAGAACAATGTCATCCTCATTGCCGCCAATGGCGACGGCGATTGCAAGCGCGCCGTCTTCGGGTGCGGAAGTCGCCAACCCGTAAGGCTGCATGATCTCAACCTTGTCGCGCCAGACACCGGGAGCCACTTCCACCGAAGCGGTCTGGGTTTCGCCATCATCATTGATGTTCTTCAGAACGACACGGCGGGCGATGCAGCGAACCTTGCTGGCTGTTTCGTGATCCATTGCTGACCTCACAATGCGGATGCGGTGCCGTCCAGCGGCCCGCCCGATCCCTTGCCCTTGCTCTTTTTGCTGCTCTTCTTACGGCCCTTAACATTCTTTCGACGGCCCTTTACAGGCTTGTTGTCGAAGGCTTCCGGCGACGTGACGGCGATTTCGGTTTCGCAGCCGCTATCCTCCTGCTGAAGGAACGTGACGCGGGATATCAGCATGTCGCGAAACACGTCCTGAAAGGAATCGGAGACCTCGACCATTTCGTTGACCCGCCACAGACGCCCGTTCGCCTTGTAACCATGAACGCGATAGGAGATTTCCTCGCTCTCGCCGCGCTTGGTACGCATGCGCCAATCGGCTTCATCCTTGCAGCCCTTGTCGTCGGCCTTGGAGCGGGCCAAATGGACGATCGGGCGATAGCGCCTGATTTCGTCGTCGGTCGCCTCGCCACTGGCGACAACGCCGCGCCGCTCGCGTTCGGTGGCGGAACCGTCGGTGGCTTCCCTGTCTTCCGGCTTTACCGGAGCGCTGCCGCCCAGAAGCGGTGCTGCACGACCGTCACGAACGGTTGCTGCCTTTTCCGACTGGCCACGCACGATAACCTTGGAATGGCGATCCTTATGGGTGAACTGTCCGGACGAGGCTTTCACGTTCCCAGGCAGTGAAAGTGCTGCCGGAGCGCGATTGGCTCCAGTCCGGGTGATGACGACACCGCCGACACCATCTGACATGACAAGGGCATGGCGCTGGCGCGTACCCTTGTCGATGGCACTCAGGCCCGTTTCGGAAAGATCGATACCGTAGCGCGGGAATGCATCGCCAGTATCGATCTCGGAACGGACGGAAAGCCCGAACGGCTCTGCAATGCGTTTTACGGCTTCTTCCAGCTTCACATTGTTGAACTCGGACGGACCAGTCGGCGCGGCCGTGCTGTCGACCAGATCGCCCGCCTTGTCCTTGCCGGATATCGAGACCATGGCGCGCTCTTCATCGATATCGGGCGAAACGGTTTCGATATAGCCTTTCAGGACGAGCTGATCCTCGACATAGGCTTCCGCTTCCATTCCGGGCTTCAGCTTGAAGACCGCATTTGCTGGCGATGCAAAATCGAAGGTGGACAACGCCCGGCTATAATCGCGCAGCTCAAAGCTGAAAGAGCCGCTGAAATCCTTGAGGTCGCGGGTGATGTTGGCATTCGTCCACTGGTCGAATATCTGCCCGTTAACCTTCAGCCAGATCGAGCGCGCCATTATTCGGTCACCTCGACGCGGCCTGCCGGAATGCGGGCTGGATGGCGAGGCCGATTGCGTTCGATGATGGAAAGATAGCCGTCCTCGATCGCGGACGGATCGTCACCATAAAGATGATTGGCGATCTGAAAGGCATCTGTTGGACGGTCGGTTTCGATGATGCGCGATGCAGGCAAGCGCCCGATCGCTTCATTGATATCGGCAATCAGGCACAAGCGGACATCGCGGGTAGCGCGGATGGTGGCACTGGCCTCGGCAGCAAAATCGGAATCGGAAAGGCTGGATAGCAGATCAGTATAGGCATCCAGTTGGCCGACCAGGCTGTCGCGCAGCGCGCTTGCTTCCGCTCGTGAATCGAAGTCGACATAGGCCGCAAGTTGTCCAGCCTTGGCAAGCGCATCGCCAGCCGTTCCGGCCAACAGCACCGTGTCCGGACGCGATACGGTATCACCGGCAAGAACGACAAAAGCAGCACCGGCACTGGCGTTGATGTCGAGCGCCTGACGTGCCGACAGACCGGTGGAAGAGCTGGTTGCTTCTGCGGCCGGAGCAACGGCAGGCGTTCCGGCGAGATCGGGAACGAGATTGACGATCATGTCCGTCACCGCGCTGGCGGCGCTGGACAAGGCTTCAGGCGTGGCAGGCAAGGTTTGCGGCAGAGCTGCGGCGATTAGGGCAGAAGCCCTTCCGGCGCTGGACTGCCAGTAGGAAACAATCTGTCGGGCGGTGCGCTGTGTGGCGTCGGTGCGAAGCCGGGACAGGGTTCGCCTCGATGTTGATGTCGTGAGAGACGCGGCAAGCGAGACAAGCGAAAGGGCGGCACCGATCAGCGCCGAGGCGGTGGATGCAAAGCCAGAAAGCACCATGCCATTATAGCGCTTGAAGGTGGCGCTGAAGCGGACGACGCGCAGTTCGTGGGCGGCGAAGGAAATTTCGGCCGTCTCTTCCATGATGACCTGCATCGGGCCAAGCCATGGATGGATGAGCGTTCCCGGTCCCGGCGTCTCGAATGCAGCCTTCAGGGCCTGTGCCTGGGCAATATAGGAATCGCTGACGATCAGCCCCTCGACCTGGATGGTTTGTGTCGCAAGGCCGAAATCGTCATACGCCGCCTGATCGATACCGGGAAACAGATGCTCGGCAACGCGACGCCCGACCTGTGTTGAGGTATCGGGCACGTGGAACGAAATGCCACGATATGAAGCTGGAAGCAGTCCTGGCAGAACGTCGCTGATGCTGTCGAAGATCATGGTTCCCTCTATGCCCTGCCGATGACCCGGCCACGATCGGTCGTAAGCCCGACATTCTTGTTGTCGGACGTAGCGCTTGCGAGCCTGCCCGGACCATCGACCTTGATGCGGATATCGCCACCGACATTGACCGACTGTGCCGGACCAGCAACAGCTGCAAGGCGTGTCGGTGTCGAGAGACTGGCGCGCTTTTCCGGTTCATTCGAGTTGGCGGGAGCTGAAGGACGCAAGGTCGGCCCCTTCAGGTAGTCGTCCATCGTACTATCCCGACTGCCGTTCGAGGTGCTTCCGTTAGGAAGAGCTTGCCCCGGCTGGACGGTCGCACCGCTCCAGATGTTTTTCATGACGCCAGCTAGCCATTGAAGCTTATCAATGATCGTCTGAATGCCGGTGATGATTTTATCTTTCACGGCGTCGAACCCACTCGACAACATATCCCACGCGAGTGCCGGGATTTGGACTGGAGCGGACAGCAGGTTCCAGAGCTTTTCCACGCCTGTAGCTATCACGTTTACCGCTCGGCCCGCATAATCTGGAAAGATTTCCAACCAGTTCGGCATCTGTTGTTTGCCCGCAGCCCAGTTCGCAAGCTCGGCCAGTCCCTTCGTGAGTGCAGAAATGCCTTGCCAGATTTTCTCAAGTCCGGTGAACTTCAACAGTTCCAGCTTGCCGAGCCATTCGCCCATGGTGCGCGCAAAACCGCTCATCTTGCTGGTGTCAAAACCAACGAGCTGCATCAGGTTGCTGGCAAGCGTACCGAGCGCACTGCCCATATCCTTCAGGTTGTTCCAGGTATCGCCCATGTGGCCAAAGGTGCGTTTCAGGCTTTCGCCGATCGGCGCCAGCGAAGGTTCGATGCCCTTGCCAATATCCTTCAGCGCGGTCCATGCGGTTTGAAGCCCGTTGAAGACGCCTTCAAGAACCTTCAAACTGCCGACCTTCAGACTATCGAAATTGATGTTGGCGAAGATCGAGCGGGCACCGTTGGAAATCCGCGACCATGCACGCGGTGCAGCATCTGCCACATAGTTCCAGGCGCGAACCGCGCCGTCCGACACACGCGACCAGACGCGAGAAAGATAAGGCTGCGCCTGTCCCCAGAGACGCTTCGTGCTTTCCCATGCCTTGGAGGCGCGATCCTTCAGGCCGTCCCAGAACTTCATGAGCCTGGGCGCGACCTTGTCCCAGTTCTTGGCGATCAGCACACCAGCGCCAGCCAACAGGCCGATGACAATGCCAAGCGGTGACAGGATAACGCCGATCAGTGCACCGATCGCGCCAAGGCCAGCGCCGATAATCGGAAGGACAAGGCCGAGCGCGCCAAGCGCCGTGACCAGGAGAACAACACCGCCAGCGCCGGTCAGCAGGGTTTTCATCCAACCGCCTGTTGCCTGATCGATCTGCCGCACCCAGCGAATACCGGCGAGCAGCCATTCATTGATGGTCGGGAGCCATTCACCGAACGCAAAGCCAACCTCGCGAATGGACTGTGTGCCGATTTCGTTGAGGATAGTCAGCTGTCGGTTCATGCCCGCCATCTGTGTCTCGAAGTCGGTGTCGATCGCTGCACCCGTCGCGGCGGCAACCTTCTCCTTGATGTCCTTGTATTCCTGCACGTTCGCCATGAACGGCACGATGAAATCCAGCACCTGCTGATCTGAGAACAGCTCGGAAACCTTGCTGGCCGCGCCGATCGCTTCCAGCTGCTGGCGAACATAGGCAAGCGCCTCGGCGCCCTTGAGGCCGTTCTTTTCTGCGGCCTTCATGTATTTGCCGATCTGCTCCTCGCCGACGCCGGTGAGCTTTCCGACCTTCTGCAGCATGGCTTCCAGCGGGTTGATGCCCTTGGATGCAGCATCCAGCATGACCGCCTGAATATCGACGCCCATGCCTGCAAAGTTCTTGATGGTGCGCTCGGAAAGCGCCTTCGACAGGAAGTTTGAAAGATTGTTGGCCGCGATCGATGGATCGGAGGTACCTTTCATGGCGATCTGGAGAGCCGAGCCGAGGAAGTTGACGGCCTCGCGGCCCTTCACGCCGAACTTTGCCACCTGCGAAGTCAGGCGCGGGAAATGCTGCGCCATGTCCTTCAGCTCGAAGGAACCTTCCTTACCGGCGATCACAAGCGCGCCCAGGCTGTCGCGCATCTGATCGGCGGGAAGCTTCAGGTTGTTGAGCATGGCCGTGCCAACGCCAGCCATATCGGAGAATTCTGCATTTGCCGCCGTGGCAGCGCGGCCGATATCGCCAATGGTGGCGTCGATCAGCTTTTGATCGACACCGGCAGCAATCATCTGGCCTGCACCGGCCGCGATCGTTTCAGACGCCTGACCGATGACAAGGGCCAGCTCCTCATATTCGACCTTGGCCTTGGCTGCGAAATCAAACGCGGCCTTGCCGGAGAGTTCGGCGGTGCCTGCAATATCGAGCAGCTGTTGCTGGAAGGCTGCGGCTTCCTGAACCGGCCCCATGAACGAAATAGCGGCAACCGCCGTACCGAGAATCCCGATACGGCGCGCAAAGCCGGTCAATTTCTGAAGGTTGCCCGTAAGGCGGCGCATCGGACTGGAGAGCTGATCGCGAAGCCGGACCAGAACATCGAGCGCCATTGATTTTGATGCCATGGTCTAGCCCTCTGCCTCTTTGATCCTGTTCCGATACGCCATGATGCTGTTCCACCAGAAGGTGGCGGTTGCCGCATCCATCATGTCGATTTCAGCGGCAGAGAAGCCCGTTCCATCGGCGATCCCGCCGAGGACTACTTGCCAGTCTTCCGGCCACTCGCCAAAAAAGAGGACAACACTTGCGCAGATGCAGTGATGTCGGCCGCATCGAGTCTGTCATAAAGCACGTTCATGATGGCCTGGCTGATCCGCGTCGAACGCGAAAACGCGACGACGTTCATCGAATCTTCGGAGGTGGCAGAAATTGCCCGCTGATCAGCGCCAGTCAGACGATGGAAGGTAAGCTCGGAATACTTCTCCTCACGTACTTTCCCGCCCTTCTTGATCTCCAGTGTCCGAGGATAAAGCAGTGGCAATGTGACCGAACCGTTGTCATTCTGGATGGCATGGTCCGGCAGACGATCATTCGGATCGATATCCTCATCGACATCGGCGACCACGCCAGCCTTGGTGGAAACTGGTCTGTCCAGGTCCACCACTGCGTCCGTGAGCGGACGCTCTTCATCGGTGAGATCGAGATCGACAACATTCTTAGCCATTAAAGCACCTCTTCAGGAGCGCCGCCCGCCCACTTGAGTTCAATTTTGCCGCCTTCGCCGCCGGTGATGTCCGGATGGTCGGTCAGGAAGGCGTCAGCGAAAATGAAGGTCTGGCCGGTATCGCAGACAACCTGCAATTCGCCTTCGCCCTCATCCCAGAGACTGCCGTAGCGCTGTCCCTTTTCGAGGTTCGTTGTCGCTGTGACCTCCGAAGCCTCGAACTCCTGGGCGCGACCGACCTTGCGGCCGTAGGTAACGGCGTTGTTCTTGATGCCGCCAACCTTGATCTTCGCGCCCTTTTCGACGGGGATGTTTCGGCCCCGCCAGACGATGTCCACAATGCCAAGTACCTGTGCCATGGTTCTCGTTCCTTACCCTTAGACCTGGAATTCCAGCGAACCGGCGAGCACCATCAGATTGCCGACGATATTGATCTGCTGTCGGCTTTCGAGACGGTTCTTGTCGCTAGACGAACGCTGGAAGGCGCTCTGCTTGATGGTTGCCTCAACATTCTGTATCCAAACCAGATCGCCATAGCGGCGGCAGCGGCCCGCCCAGGAGGCATGCATGCGGCGTGGCGTGACAACAGATGAACCGGGTTCCTCATCATCGCCGACATTGGTCGCGAATGCCGCACTGTCCTCATCATCCGTGAGCTTGGCACGCGGATAGAGTAGCGAGACGTAAGAGTTCCAGTCGTAACGGATACGCGACAAGGTGGCGGGCACCATGATGTCGAGCCACGCCTCGTCATCGACGTTGAGGTTGGATTTCCGGTACGTGGTAATGAGGCGCGAGATAGTGACCGAACCATCCGGAAGGCTTTCGAAGGTCGAGACACCACGACGCAGAAGAAGATCACGCTCCGTCTCGATGAACTGCTCGGCAGCACCCGGCGCGTCAACGCCAGGAACAACAAGCGAGCGCAACTGGCGGGCCGGATCGTTGGCAAGATGGAAGCTTGCAAGTCCCATGACTGCCGCCGACAATACCCACGAGCTGGTCGGCGAGCCATTCAGGCCCACTGCCGTCAGGAACGGGCAATTCGTCAGCTGGCCCCAGGTGCCAAGCTCGGCAAATGAGCCGCTCTTGCCGACATAGCCGTGCGCATCGAGCTTCGACATCGCGGTGAAACGGTTGGCCAGGAAGTCTGCGAACACGCCCATATTGGTCGGATCGCTGAACGGCTGCTGAATTGCCGTGTACCAGGTGTTGGCGATCACATCGAGCGCAGGCGTCAGGTCTGGATTGCCGGACCCGCCCGCCATCTTGGCGATCGCAACGTTGAGGCCGGTCGGCAGCGGTTGAGCCTCGATGTCGACGCGCAGATCGATATCGTTGCCGACTTCACCGCCATGGCGGCTGGTGACAGTGACGACACCGGCAGCGGCCGCAGCTGTGACCGGCAGGCTGGTGTTTTCGTTGATCGCAGCGGCGAGCGATGCTGCGAGCTGTGCGACGGTAGCAGTGGACTGCGCGGTGAAGCGCACCTGTTGACCGGCAATCTTGAAGCGAAGGACAAAAGCCTGCGAGACTGCGCCGGTAAAAGTGATGGTGCCGCTGGCCTTCACCGCATCTTCGTCGTCAGCGATCGCCATGACGAAGAGGCTTTGCGTCTTGTTGGCCTTGCGGAACGCCTTCACCTGTTCGGCGCCAATCGAACCGACACCGAATAGCGCCTGACCTTCGGTATCGCGAACGACTTCCGTGATGGTGCCTGGCTGCAAGGTGCCGGTGGCAAGCTTCAGGCCGATGATCAGGTTCTGCACCGGATAATCGAAGATGCCAAGATTGCGATAGTTCGGCTTGACCTCAAGATAGGTGCCGGGAGAGCGCCAGTCGGTCGGGATTTCGTCAAAAACGAAGTCAGCCATGATTATTTACCTCCGTTCTTGGCCTTCGCGGCCGCGTCGTCGTTGGTGTTGCTGTCGGTGGCGGTCGGCACTGGTGCGGCCGGAGCCTTGACGCCGACCTCGACCAGATCGCCGTCAGCGATGCGGCGGCGTATATAAAGAGTGACGGGAACCGTCGCGCCGCCTTCAGGCCAGTCGCGACCATCTTCCATGGGCACGGTGCGGCCGGGTGCGAGCTTCAGCTTTTTCTCAAGCATGGCTTTCCTCGGGGTTGATGGTTTCGGTGATGACGGGTTCTTCCGCGTCGTTCGTGATCCAAGTGATGCCGAGCGATTTCAGATCGTCGGCAGTCTTGATCTGGAAGGCGGAAAGCGGCGACGTGAAACGCACATCGAAATCGACCTGGGCAAGGACGGTGGCGTCGTCAGCCCATCCGTCCGCATAGACCGCTTCGGCACCAGTGACCGTGCAAGTGCCAATGTCAGACAAGGTGCAGCCGCTCAAAAGGACACTCGACACGTCGATCATGGCATCAAGGCCGATATCGAACCGGTCACCTTTGAAGCGGGCATCAAGATTGCTCGACGCTTTTACGACCAGGACAAGCCGCCAGTTTGCGGCACCCGACAGCAACCGGCCGTGGTCCCGATCCGGCTGAAGGCCCATCCAGGCGAGACCGATAAACGGCTTCAGGCGAACGATGCGCTCAAATTCCTTGACGGTCAGAACGGCAGGAACACGATCGATCTGGAATTTCTTTTCCGGGAATGCGAGGCGCAGCCGCGCGATGATGGCGGCTTCCATGACCCGGATCGGCGCTTTGGTGAGTTCGGGTTCAGCCATCTCACCAGCCCTTCAGCGATTCATCGGAGAATATGGCGGGACGGCCGGAAAAGCGTGGGCCGTTCGACTTCCCGAAGTTTCCGGCCGATGCGGCCTCAATGGAAATCAGCCCCTTGGCAATATTCTCCAGCCAGGTGATGACTTCCTTGCGTTCAAGTCGCATCTGTTCGGTCGGCTCGGTTCGTTCACCTTTTGCCAGATCGTAACGGGCGAGAACGCAAGCAGCGCGCACGATGTCTTTCGGAACCTCGGCAAGCGGAACCCTGTAGCGGCCGCGCAGATAGCCATCGATCAGAGCCGTGGCATCTGCCAGGGCAACTTCGATCTTGGCCGGATCAAGGGTTTCGGTTTCACGGTCTTCCGGCATTGAGAGCCGGACCATTTCCGTGTTGCCGAAGCGCTCGACCATATTTGCGACTGTGGCGTACAAGTGCCGTTCTCCAATTGGGGTGAAAGCCGCTCCGCCGCTGCAGCTCTCGTTTTCCACGCGCCTGTCGGCGGACGCGCCGGGTATTAGTCGTCCAGTTCGACCAGTTCAGCGACCAGATCGGGATCGCCCAAAATCTGGTTGAGCTGGATTGGTTCAAACGCTGTGACCGGATATTCATTCGTGCCGTTGTGGCGACGCCCGCCACGGCGGATGCCTTCGACCTTTGCCGTGATGCGAATACCGTTACATCCAAACTTGCCGTGCTTGGCGACGTAGGCTTCAACAGCAGCTGCGATGAAATCAAAGCCAGCGTCTTTCGCGGCCTGGACGGATGCAGCGACAATCGCATCGATGTCGATCTCCGAATCCGCTGCTTTCTGATCGTTGACGGGACCGACCGGATTGCCGGTCCCGTCATTGGTCGCAGTCGCCGGGGAGATAATGGTGGTCGAGGCATCGCCCTGGACGGCACCGCCGTTCTGGCTGGTGCTGTCCGGGGTGTTCGACAGTGGGCCACCAACCGGCTCGGCAGCGGGTACTTTCTTGGTATCGTCGGTGGGCTTTGCAGCTTTCGCCATGATGTTGCTCCGTTGTTTCAGGGCTTTTCAAAAGGGCTTCGAAGCCTCTTTGAGAAACCCTCCCGCCCGTTATGGCGGGAGTGCTTTTCAGTTCTTCTCGATCAGCTATTCGATGAGCGTTCGAGGAACCGGCGGTGGCAGGCGCATATCCATGCTTCTCGACTTGGCAAGGATGGAAACGTCGGTCGGACGAAGCATCGCGACGAAGGCCAGACCAGAAGCTGGTTGAAGGCTCATGTCATGACTGACGGTCGCCACCAGTGCCGAGGCGGGCACGAGCGCTTCGCTGTTAGCAGAGTAGAAATCGACAGGATTGGAGAGGATTTTTTCATAGGCAGGGATATAGGCAGCCGATGCCGGTGCGATCGATGTGAGGGCGAAAGCCGCCACAATCGCGAACATGCTGCCGAAAAACAGACCCACTTTCCTCATGGTAAAACTCCGGGTTCAAGTGCAGTGACAGGGTTAGTCCGGTATGCGCCGCCTGCTGTCGGTGCGGGCGGAACTCTTGGGCGCGGGATCAGGCCAGCAGCGGGATGACGACCGGCTCGGCCGTGCCCTTCCACTCGTTGCTCTCTCCATTCGCGGCCAGCTCGTTGAGCAGCAGCTTGCGGGCTGCACCTTCCAGTGTGGACGGAACGAGCAACTTGCGCGGATTAATGGAGATCACTTCGCCGTTGCGTTTGCGGATGGAAGTCATCGCGGCGCGGGCAGCGGCGTAGTTCTCGGCATTCAACGGCAGCTTGGACTTGTAGATCAGCTGCCAGAGGCCATAACCGGCATTGCATCGGCCATCGACGCCATAAACCGCCTTGCCGCCGAAGAAGACGGTATCGTCGGTTGCCTGATCCTTGCGGATAAGCTGGAAGCTCTTGCGGCTCTGATAGATGATCGGCTTGATGACCTGACTGTCATCGACCAGGTACCAGGCCGGAGAGGAACCGGCAGCGAAGTTGGAGACTGAAGTTTCCTTGCCGTCCGCATCGTAACCGGGATGGTCGGTGTCGAAGAAGTTCTGGCCGTCATAGCACTTGGTCGTTTCGCCCTTCTTCAGGAGCGGGAAAACCAGCTGATCCGGGAACTGCGCGGCATTCTGGCCGAGCTGCGCCGCCATGGATGAGAGGAAGCCCAGCTGATCGTCTTCCACCTGGGAAATGCGAACGCCGATCGTGCCTTCAAATTCCTTGTTGCGGATCGTGTAGGTCTGCATCGACAGGTCATGAACGATGCGGTCACCGATCCATTCACGAATCCCTGGCAGATCGTCCATACGCGGATATTCGTTTGCTGCCGTGGTCGACGGAACGGTCATGGCGACGGTCTGATAATGTGTCGTCGTGGAACCAAGCTGCGCGTTGAACGCTGTCGATATGGCCGTATAGAGGCCGCGCATTGTGGATGGAGTGATATCCATGGGTCGTTTTTCCTTATGCGCCGACAGAAACCCACGTGCGGCCGTCACTGAGACCGGCAATGGTGCCGACCTTCAGCTTGCCGCCCGTAGCGTCGAGCGTGAGAGTTGCATCATCGGTGGCGTAGACCGGCTTGCCGATGTCGGCGAAAGCGGCCTCAAATTCGAAGCCGCGTGTGTCACGGATCGCAGTAACGGTCAGATCGCCGTCAGCGCCGTCGCGGTTGTCGACGTGAAATTCTGCCAGCCCGACGATCGCAACAGCATCAGCGTGGGCTGCGGGAACTGCCAGACCGGCAGCGGTGACGGCGACGATAGCCCGTCCGAAAAAGCGGATGCCCGCCTTGACCGGATAGCCGAACCGGGTACCGTCGCGGCTCGGGATTTCGAGATCGCGAGTAGCGGGCATCAGAACAACTCCTTGTGGGACTTCTTGGTCTTTGCGAACTCGGCGGGATCAATGCCCATCAGCTCGCAAATCTGCTGATCTTCGGGAGAGAGTGCCGGATCGCCACTTTCCTGCGGTTTGTAGTTGCGCAGCGTTGCCGAATGCAGCGAAGGGAGAAGCTTGATCTCGTCCTCGACTTCCTGCGCATTTTTCATGTGACGGCTGATGAAATGCTCACGGAGCGCCGGGACCACCTTGCCATCTTCGACAGCGCGATTGACAACCGCTTCCGCCTTGTCGCGTGCCGCCCCGTTGGTCAGGGTGGTAACCTTCGACTGAAGGTCCGTGACCGTCTTGCGCAACTCGACCTTCTCGGCATCATCGTCGCCCGACTGGCGGGACTGAAGCGAGGTGACGATCTGGTCGCCGGAGGCATCGATATTGACACCGGCAGTTTCCACGACCTTCGCAAGCGTTGCCGAATGCAAGGTCTTTTCCGTGACGGCGGCGAGGATCGCAGCCGCGTCGGCGTCTTCTGGAAGGCCAAGCGCCTTCCGCAGTTCTTCTTCCATGTCCGGTTCTCCGGTTAGGTTGGCTGTATGGAGGGAATTGAGCTTGAGGTTCGGATCGTTGGTGAGCGAGGCCCGGCCGATCTCAAGGACACGGTGCGGCTTGCCCTCGGTCACGAAGAGCGCTGGCGACAGGTAGCCATATTCGCGGCCACTGACGGCCGCATTGCCGCGAGCGTTCCATTCAACCTTGCCCCAGATGCCATCTTCGCGGGCTTCCATGTCCACGATCCAGCCAAGAGCCGGGCTTTCGAAGCCCTGCGTTCCAAGCTTGTCTGTGGAATGATTGATGTCGATCGGAAGCTTGCGGCCAGCATTGCGGAACTGCGCAACGATCTGCTGGAGATCACCGGCAACGTAAGGGCCGCGACCGTCTGCCCCGCTGAAGGTGCCAGCAGGCATCAAGTGCACCCATTCCGGCACAGCGGTTACCGACACGTCATCGACGGCCGGAAGATTCATCATGAGGGAGGTCAGACGCTTTTTCATGAACGTGAGAAAAACACGTTCGACAAAAGCTTATCATGCCCGTGACGGCGGGCACCTATGAAGAGGCTTTAAATGCGGCGTTGAAGGGCGCTGAATACGGTCTCTGAAATCATGACCTGGTCATCATCGGAAATACCGAGATAAGGACGCGCCGGTATCGTAACCGACTTTGCCAGCACAATGCCAGATGCCAGACGAAAAACAAGATGTGAAGCACTTTTCGGCTTGATGGTCGCACCGAGCTGGTGGACGGCAGCATATTTCGCATTGGTTCCAACCGTCACCTGGTCACGGCCTGCGCGATGATTGATGCTGTCGCGCAGACGGCCGCTTTCCGTCAGGATACGACTATTGCGCTTGGTTTTCTTGTATTCGGAGTTCAGCGACTTCCACGCCACGCCATCGGGGGATTTCTGGGAGACAAACCGGCGATGTGTCGACCCAACGAGGCCGGTACCGATCGCGCTCATGATCGGCGTTGTATCGCCCATCACGGTAATCAGCCGGGTGAAGGCTTGGTGGACTGCCTTGTCCTCGATCTGCACATTGATGGAAACGCCGCTCATTCCGCCGCTCCATCGAGCCAGCTCATACCGGGATTATATTCAAAGCCCGGATCGACGCCCTGGGGAACGCGAACGGTGCGCCCGCCCACTTCCTCGGCGCGAAAGACGAGATCGGGTGAAGGATCAGGGCCAGCCTTGCCCTGGCGGCGCAGGCCACCATCAGAAACCGGGGTCACAAAACAACCGCAGCGCCAGCCGTTCGGGGGATAGTTCGTGATCCAGAAGGGATCGTCGGCGCGCCACACCATGCCGTCCCAGGACAAATGTTCCTTGCGCGGATGAAGCGAACCGGAATGGTTGTATTGCCAATACGGAAAGGCTTCGAGCGTTTCGGGTTCCGTGAGTTTGGCATAGCGGCCAGCAGCGTAGGCCGTGCGCAGATTGGTGTCGAAGATAATGCGGGTGCGCCAGTTCCGTTTGCCTCGATAATCCCAACCATGTTTTTCCACGATTGCATCAAATGACTGGCGGAACTCCTCGATTGTGGTGCCTTCTTCAAGCGCTCGTTGGATCTCGCGACGGAAGTCATCGAGCAGCGCATCCGTGGCAGCACCGGCAACCATGAATGCCCTCGAATGTGCGGCCGCATAGACATCGGTCCACCGATGGGTGGTTAGGTTAATTTTTCCGCGAAAGAAGCGGATTGCCTGCTCAAAGGGCAGATCGAGGGCCGATATCGTATCTGTCATCGTGGAAGCTCCCGAACCATCAAATTTGAAGGCCATTTGAAGGCCATAGACGCGCATTCCAGATTTTTTGCGGGATCGCTTCACAAAAGAAGCTGATGCGCGTCTGTGGCGGTTTATTTGCGTCCGGCAATGTCATCGATCAAAGCGGCCTGTCCGGCGAGATGCGCCAAGGCCATTCCCCGTGCCATGGCTTGTGACAGCTCATCCGGTGAAAGTTTCATCCGGGCAAGCTGGTCAGCTGCGTCGGCAATCGTTTCCGCTGACATCAGCACCGTTCGAATGTCTTCGGTAAGGCCCGCAAGTGCTCCGGCCGCATCATCCTGAAGCCGGTCAGTCAGCTTCCCGATAATATCTTCAGTCGGCGATTTCGTTTCGCGAGCGTTCAGCATCTTGCGAACCGAGTTAAGCTCAGGCGCACGCCCGTCCGATTCAAACAAGCGATCCATCATGGAAGGCTGACGCCCGCCGATAACTTCTTCTCCTTCCACGGGAGCCGGAGCGCCGAGGCGTTCGCGGATATAAGATGCGCCAACCGTGAGACCGTGTTTGGCGAACTTGTCGAAGGCTTCGGCAAACTCCTTCAGCATCACTTCGTCCGGACGCCCGATACGGACGATCGGATAATAATCCTGCGGCCCGAAATTCATGGCGATCAGGTTTGGAATAAGCTGTCGAATGATGGTCGCGGTGATCATCATTGCATCCGCGCGCTCGATATCCTCCTGGACGAGGCGATGCTCGCGAGCAACCGCATGTCCCCCGCCAACAGCGTCGGTCGTGGTCGTCTGACCAAGAACGGCTTTCGATACCTGGCGGTCCATCCAGTCGGCTCGACGTTCGTAAAGGTCGATTGAAGTGCCCTTCGCAGCCACTTCCTGAAACTCGATCTTCATGCTGTCGGGCATGATCGCGGCCATATCGCCCGCGATCTGGGTCACAGCGCGCCACAGGACATCCTTGTCCTCTTCCTTGGCGTCACCTTCGTAACGGCCGATGCGGATCGGCATGCCGAAGTTCTGGACGAAGATCGCCCAGTCCTTAAGCGTGAAGCTCTTGTACATCCATGCCCAGGATGCGACACGCGCTATGCCGGAACGGATCGTCAGCCCCGATTTTGACGGGTGACGGTGGATGATAAACTTGTGAGCCGGTAACGGTTCTTCAGCCGGATCGTCGCGAAGCACAACCGTTTCACCGTCTGCGCGGGCGAATGTAAACCAACGCTGCGGCCGGTATGTAATCTCGCGCGGCTCCCACCGGCTAAGCCGGGTTTGCCAATCGATCTCCATTACGGAGAATCCTTTGCCGATTGCGTCAAGCATATCGAACAGACATGCCCGCAACACATCATCATTGATCCAGGACTGGACGAACTTGGCGTGTTTCTTGTGATCGGCCGCGTCACTGGCAGGCTTCACTGTAATCGGGAGCTGCGCCACGGAACGCTTGCGGGTGGACATCACCCCGAAATAATGAAGGTCGCGCTCCTCGATGTCCTCTGCAAGCTCCAGATAGGAGAGCGGATCACCTTCAGCAGCTGCGCGATGAATGGCTGAAAGACGACGCGGGTTAAGCCCCTCGGCCGGATGACCGGAGATGACGGGACGAACGCCGCCGGTTGTCGGCCCGGCATAGGGTCTGGTGACTTCCTGCCGCTTCAGCGGATTGCCATACTGATCGACCAACTGTGCCATCAGAGCGAACCTCTCAATTGTGGATTAATCGAACGCTCGCGATCATCGGATCGGCTGCGGCCATCGGACGGCACATTGCGGCGTGTTTCGTACCCGTATGCCATATGCGGCGTACTGGCGGCATGGATGCCAAGGAAGGCAGCCCACGTCCGGTCGGCATGATCGTCGTCTCGCTCGGCTACAAATCGCGGCGCGCCGGTCGGAGATGTGACCTTGCGCAGTTTGTGCAGATCGGAGCGAAGCGGAACATTGCCCATAGGAATGCGAACGGTCCGGTCCTCGAATCGCTCCTTGCCGCCATTCGCCATGATCAGCTTGCTGCCGGTGCTAAACAAGACGCCCTCGACACGACGACCGTAGCGGCGCTGTGCGTCCTCCACCACTTTTTCGCCCATGCCGGTCTGGTCGATGCAGGCCCGCGCCACACGATAACGCATCATCACGTCATCAAACGCAGCATCCATGTCGGCAAAGGTGGCGCGCTTCTGTTCTATGATTTCGCGACACCACAAGACATCGCCGATCTCTTCCCATACCCAGATCACATGAAGGTCGTTGCGTCGGCCGATATCGCGCCCGACATAGCAGGCGTTGCCCTGATATCCTTCCGGGCTTCCTGCATTGTCGTCTTCGACCGATGAGATCAATTCGTATGATAGCCAGGCGCTCGCCTCATCAAGATACTGCAGCTCATATTCCTGCGCCCAGGCATCTTCGTCGGCAATACCGGCGCGCAGCTCCTCAATGTTGCGCGGCAAGCCGTCCCTGACCGCCTGATAGATATCGACAACATGCCGTGACCAGGTATCGTCATTGGCGGTGTCCAGCTCGAAGAATTTTCCGCTCTTGCCATTCGGTGTCGACGTGACACGCAGTTTCCAGTTGGCCGAGATTACCGGAAAGAGCGCTTTCCAGATCGCGTTACTATCTTTGTGGAAGGCGAACTCATCCAGAAAAACATTGGCAGAGAACCCGCGCGCTGTGTCAGGATTTGCTGGCAGAGCCGTGATACGGGTGCCATGCGGTAATGTGACTTCCAGTGCCTTGTAGCTGCCGGTGTCACCCTTCCAATCAAACTCACTGGCGTCAAATGCCATGCCGTAAGCCTTGGCGTGAGGGTATATTCCTTCCAACATGGCTTCACGGGCCTGACGTTCGCCACGGCTCAAAATCACCCATCGTGTACGCTGGCTCCTTACGGCATGCTCAAAACTGTCATCAACACACTCAAGTGTTGTGGTGAACGTCTTGCCTGTTTGGCGGGCAAATTTGCCGATTTTGAAACGGCTTTTATCCGTGAGCCAGCGGCGCTGATAGCCGTAAAGCAAAGGCTGTGTCATCAGGATGTCCCATAAGCTTCACGGATCATGCGCAGGATTTCTTCGCCATCCACCTTGCGGCCTGCATTCTCGACGGCGTCGGTCGCATCGCCGACAGCCTTCGCCAGTTTGGCATTGGCTTCCTCTTCGGCCTTGCGGCGATGTTCGGCAGAATGGCGTTGCGCAACCACGGTTTCCTTATAGGCGCGTGCCAGTTCCATGGCGTTTTTGGAGTTGAGGCCATCGCCGTCGAGCAGCTCATCGATGAGGGTTTTGAGGAATTCGCCGAGAACAATATCGGACTTGCTGATTTCCTCAGGCGTGAGCTTCTCCGCGATGCCAGCGTAGATGTAACGGCGCTCTTCCAGTTGAGAAGCACGGCGGGACAAGCGCATGGCCTTCCGGTTGAAAGCCGACTTCGATATCGGTCCGATGCCCTTGACTTCCAGACGATCATTCAGCTCAAAAAGAATATCCGCCTGACTGCGGCGGCGTTCGTTGAGCTGACTGATTGCCCAGACGACATCGTCCTGGGCGTCTTCCGGTAGTAACTCCAGGCTGTCGAGCCTGGAACGGCCACGCCTATCCTCTGTCATGGCTCATCACTCCACGTCGCCCGGTCGCTGGATGCCTTCGAGGACGAGGCGGCGCTCGACATGATCGCGGCCTGTCCTGGTCAATGTGGCGATAAGGGCGGTGCCTGCGGCACTGATGCGTACAGCGCCAGCTTCTGTTTCAAGCCAGCGCATCTGATTGCGCAAATATTCGCGGGTGCGCTTGTAGCCGAATACCTCCAGCTCGCGTTCAAGCAGGCTGTCGTTCAGACTGGCATTCGTCTCCATCGCGAGCGCCTTCAGGATGATGAGGCGTACATTCTGATCGACAAAATCCTTGTAACCCGCCGTCATTCCTAACGTCCTTTCTGCATCAAAAATTCTTCAACACGGCGCGTCGTCCGTTCGGTCGCCTCTGACGACTTCGCCATTATGCCCATCTGGCCCTTGATCTCGGTTATCGCGAGCTGAAGCTGATGGACGGTTTCAGTGTTCGGCATGTGTGACAGATCATTCTCGACCTTCGACAGTCGGTGCTCATGATCCGAAACCTTGGCCGATATCTCTTTCGCGCCCTTACCGATGTATCCGCTGACCACGCCGAGGAAGGCCGCAGCCGCCAGCAAGAAATTGATGAGCTGCCCGATCTGGGCGAGTGAGATATTCTCCAGCATTAACGACGCCCCCTGGACTGCTCGCGTTCAAGTTTGCTCTGACAGTCCACACACCGGCGCGCCGATGGCAGGGCTGCAAGCCGCTCCGGCTCGATCTCTTCACCGCAGCGGACGCAGATGTCCGATCCGTCTCCAATCAATGCAGCTGACGCGGCAGCTATTCCCGCGTCCCGCTCTTGCTCGGCGCGCAGATCGGCCAGCTCATGTGCCTTGTTGCCCGCTTCCATCACTTCGGCCGCTCCGCTGGCACTGGCACCGCGTCGATGGCAGCAATGGCCGCGCCGCGCCGTTGTTCGCAGACGGCGAGTGCGGCGCGATCCTTGCCCCAAAGTGGCGTCAGCTCTTTCGCCGACAGCGCGCGATCAGGCAGAGTGACAGGCGGATCGCATGGCTTGCGCGCTTCAGACGGCACTTGGCCCCTGACGAACTCAGTACGGAGGATTGGCTTTACCCCCGAGGAACTGGTTGTTGAGCAGCCGTGAGCGATCGACATCGATGCCACTGCCAGGAGTGTCAGAAAGTGCCGCATTGGCATCCTCCAGTTCAAAGACCTTGTTGTTAAGACGGTAGATTTCGGCCTGCGCTTTTTCCTGCGCGGCCTGGGAGGCTTTCATCTGCTCAATGATGTTCTTGGCGGCAGCTTCATTGGCCTCGGCGATCTGTTGCGACCAATACGCATCTCGCGCTTTCTCGGCGGTTGCAACTGCATCGCTGATCGTATCGCGGAGCGCGCGGGCAGCACCGAAAGCCAAGGTTGCCGCCGCCAGCAATATGATGGTGGCGACAACAATCTGGGAGGTCCACTTGCCGAACCATGCCGAAAGCGCTGCAATCATGGCCGGTCCTCCCGGCGATCGGTGAACAGAGTTTTTGCCTGCGCCCAATAATCGACAGAGCCGAAGCCGCGATGGACGCCGAGAACGCCGACGATCAGCGCGACCATGGAAGGCACCACGATCGGAGCAATCGCAACGGCCTGCTCTGAACCGAAAGAGGCAGCACCGACAAGAATGATGATGACAGTCCAAGCGAGATAGAAGCTGCCCCACAGATAGCGACGGCTGGAAGTATAGCCCGGCTCCTTAATCGGCTCGCTCATGCCACATCCTCCGGCATGAATCGCTGAAGGCTGTTCATCGTCTTTGGCCCGACCAAGCCATCGGCGACCAGACGATGATCGCGCTGGAATGCCATAACTGCCTGCTCAGTGCCTGGACCAAAAATCCCGTCGATCGACAGATGGTAAAATCCAGCGGCACGAAGGCCACGCTGGAGATCAGCAACGGAAAGACCCCGCATGCCACGACGCAACACAGTGTCTCCCGGCTGGAAAGCGATAGCGTCGGCGCTGATCTCTGCAACAATGTCCTTGGCCTTGGCGAGATAAGCTGCGCGGTCGCTCAAACCATTCGTTCCGCCATTCACCTTCTTGGTTATGGCGATCAGATCATCCTTGTCTGCAAGATAATTGAGACTGCGGGTGGACCAGAAATAGAAGACAGCCCATGCAGCCCACGGCCAAGTGGCCACCAGTTCAGGCTTTGCCTCGAAATCCGGCGCATCAGGAAGACGCTCCCGCATCCAACTGGTGAAAGTGCGATAGTTGGCCCGGCCGGTCAACTGGATCAGGCTGCGCCCCTTGAAGCGCTTGCCGTCACCGGCCTGCGTATTGCCGAGATCGGCGCGACCTTCATAGGCAGCACCGCTTGCATATTCTTCGATCGCGCAGAACCCATCGCTTTCGTGGGCGAGCTGTGCGAGAAAATGGACGACGCGAAGTGAGGTCGTGACATGAAACCGCTTCAGCAACTCCGGCAGCAAAGGTCCAAACGATGAAATGATGGATTGCTGTTGCGCGATCTTTTTGACCGCGACACGTGGCGCAAGCGCGGCGAGTACCGTGTGATTGATCTGGGATGCAAGGTCGGTCACATCACGCCCTCCGCGAAACTGTCTTCTTTGGCTGTTGCCGTGGCCAAGCTTGGCCGGTTCAAGACAGTTTTACGCGGGCACGCGATTGCTAATCATGCCGTAGAAGGAAGGCGCGACCAATATCTATTCGGAGGGAAACATTTCGATCTGACGGTCGTCAGTCTTTTTAGTGCGGTATTTCACCGGCGAGCGCTGAAACAGCTTCTCAACACCATTTTCAGTGATGCCTAACTTACGGGCAATCTGTGCATTCGACAAGCCATCGTCGTCACGATAGCGGCGCGCGCGAAGATCGCGCACCAATGGTACGCTTATGTAGTCACCGCCATAGCGACGTGAGAGCTTGTTTGCAATATCGATCCCGACACTATCGATAAGCTGCGAGCGATCAATATTCGATGGCACGTAAAGGCGAATACCTGCATGCTCTTCGGCAAGGCGGATGAGGCCGTCCTCACCAAGCAGACCGAGCAGCTCCGCTACAAGTCGATGATCCTTCAATGCTGCCTCCCGATCTCTGCGGAAAGCGCCAGTTGTTGCGCGGTAATGACGCGCAAGCGGGCTTCCAGCTCGACACGCTTATGGCAATGTGGCCGGAGCGCATGGATACGCCGCTGCAGGGTATTGCGCTCAGTCTGGAGCCGCTCGATCTCGGCCAATTCCGGCGCGATGAACAGAGGCAGATTAACCAGAGGCGCGGATTGCTGAACCATCATCATGCCCTCACCATTGCCAAAACGCGCACGGCGCGCTTTATTGGAGGAAATTTCAGGGGGTTGATATGAGACTGGTACTGGCTGGATTGGCACTCTTTGCTCTTGGCGGAGCAGTTCAAGCCGAGGAGTTTTCGCGTGAATTCTTCGCTATAGAATTTGGTACGATACTGGCTGCTGAAAAACTGTGCGGATTTTCTTACGACGCAGAAGGGATAAAAAAATACCTCGACAAGGAGGTTCCTGCCGATGATATCGCGTTTCCTGTAACTCTGCGTACGCAGATCGAAAGCAGGAAGGAAGGAATGGATAATCTTGTGGGGTCGGAAAAAGTAGCTTTCTGCCTTTCTACCGAGCGAACCGCAAAAGAAATTGGTATTTTTAAATAACCGCGCCACCCGACTGGAAGTCTCCCAATGGGCTGATATCGCTTCTGATGTGGCGCGGATCGTGAAAATCATGGCCGTGCCGTTTTTCTGATCTCTGCGCCAAGCGCATTCATGACCGGTTGCCAGTTCTGCGGCTTCAACTCTTCAAAATCGAACTGGTCATCAAGGCTGAGAACTGCCCGGACGTATCGGGTGAAGCTACCCGGCTCCGGCAGTCTGCCTTGCTGAGAAAGCACACTCCATTGCGCTGCCGCAACTTTCGCGCCGTCTGCGCGCCTCCAGCCCTGCATGAACATATCTTCCTGCCAGACCGGACCGACTTCGCGTTCGATCCACTTTTTGATGCTCTCAATCGCTATGCGCGCATCAGCCCAATCATGAACGAAACGGACATGATCTATTTTCGTCTGGCGCTTCACGAAGGCCAGCAAAGCTTCATCGGCAGGGTTATCGAAAACCCCAAGGTTCCAGCCTGCAATCCACAGAGCCTGGAGCTTTCCGGCAAACTTGCCTTCAAGGCGCTTTCGAGAACCTTTTGAAGCGGGCTTGAAGCCCTGACGACGAAACTCATCAATGAGCTTCAGCCGCTCGCCTTCAGTCATGGCCGCAGACGAATGCTTTCCGGTGACGCGAATGCAGATCGCGCGATAGGTATCGTCATCAAGGTCCAGCTGCTTTTTCGCAACGTGTATGGCGGCGGTGGTCCTCATGCCACACCCGCCTTGCCACAACCCTTCGACTCAGATCGAAGTTTTTCACCTGAAACCGTCAACGGGAATTCATCGTGCACGAAATCGATCGAGGCTTGCTCGTCACAACCATCGCCTATCTGGCAATCAATCGTAGCCTCCTTGAGCGCTGGCTTGCCACCAAGCCAACGCCCGAGGATGTTTCTGAATTGATGGGGCAGGTAAAAACTGAACTGAAGAATACTCACTCGAATGAAACGCTTGATCCTGAAATGGAACTTCTTCTCATTGAGAAGGCGCTCGCGATCGTCGATCAGTTCTTTGAGAAAGGCCTTTCTGTCGACGGTTAACGGCACTGGATGCATTTCGACGCCGTCGGGAGTGACAATCAAGCATTCATGCTGCAAACAAATACCAAAGACTTCGGGAAGATCGGCAATTTGACGCTTCATTTTGCACCTGCTTTCGAAGGACGAACAAAGACCCGGCGATGATGATGTTCGCAAAAGCTGGAACCGATTTTCACCGGATGGCCGCAAAACAGATGCTGTTCGCCCTTGGCTGCGTTGTTGACCGCAAACCGGCATTGGCGAAGGTTTAGGTCCGATAATGGCAGGCCGAGAGGATCGATCGGCGTTTCGATCTCGGCAACGTCCTCGCAAATGAACACTGGCTCCGGCTCGATAACTGGCGCGACCATGACCGGCGCGGGCCGTGACTGCCGAGCTGGAGATCGACGCGCAGCAGTTTTCATGCGACCGGATTTATAAGGTGACGATTCCGCCTTCGGTTTCCTCACGCGGTCGGCGCCGCGAACAAGCCCGATCTCGCTCAGTGTTTTGTCGCGGTGGATGACGCCAATGACTGCATTTCTGCTGACGCCAAGGCGAGTGCTGATCTGTCCGGCCGACAAACCTTCGCGCAGGAGATTAGCAACAGCGCTCTTGCGCTCTTCCGTCCAAGTGGCAGGTTGAGGATGATTGCTCATGCCGCACCTGCCTTGGCCTTCTGGCGTTCATGATCCGCCTCTGCCGCAGCGATGATGGCTGCAAAACCAGCGTCGATGTCGTCGGCATAAACCCAGCGCATCCTTCGGCAGCCTGGACCTCCATAAAAGCTGCTTGCATCAATGTATGTCCGCATTTCCCATTCGCCGTAGAAGAGAAACCCCTTCTGATCGCTATATTGAAGCGCGTCGAGAAAATCGCTTTCCTCCGGCCAATCCTCTTGGCCGACAAGATTTTTCAATGCGGGGAGTGCGTCAAAGAGGGGATCATCCAGATCGTGATCATTGAGATAGTCGATGAAGTCTTTGAGCCAATCAGGAACGTACTCGGTGACTTGTCCCTGCAAGGGATAGATCGCAACCACATTTGCCTGGACATTGAAAAGGCGGTTCTGGCGTTCTGTAACCAACATGATTGCGCCTCACTTCACTGGCTGAGCGGTTTCGAGTTCGGCTGGCTCCACGATGAAATCCTCGCCTTCGGATGAGATTGAAACACCGGCAACCAGCCGCGCCTTGTCTGGATCGGCCAGCATGGCATCCTTGTTGATCTTGGTTTCTTCGTTGAGAAAGGCCAGAAAGCCAAGTTTGCGGCACTGTTCGATAATGATCTCAACACCTTTGAGCTTCACGCTCGGAGGGCGGAGCCGCCACTTCACCGTTCCCGTACCGAAATTGTGATACTTGACCTTGCCGTCATCCGTGAGCTTCATCCGGTTGGCTTCACAATAGACACGAATACCGTCTTCATGTTGCGCAAGCTCCTCGGCCAGATCAGCAACATCGTTATCGAATTTCTCCCCGGCTGAACGGATCACTTCGTCTGCAGCGGCCTTGTGTGCTGCGATTTCACGCTGCAGTGTTCCGATACGGCCGATGGTCCATACGGCATCCTCGCGGGACTGCGGGACACGTGGGAGAGCCTTGGATTTAGTTTTCTTGGCCTTGGCCATAATGCATTCCTTTTTAATCAGGCCACATCACCGCCGTCACCATGGATGACGGTCAGCTGCGGACGGTTGAATGTGCGGGGTGGAAAGGGGAGAACGTCGCAGGGCGCAGATTGCGCAGCGGAAAGCGCAGAAAGCTGCTTTTCCATCTGACGGACCATGCGCTCATATGTGATGAGTGCGAGAATGTAAGACTGGACCTCTACGGCGGTGAACTCGACGGTAGCTCCGGAGCGGAACGAAACCTTTTCAAGCTCGGTGCGCATATCGCGAAGGCAATGTGACAGCATGATCAATTTCCTTCCTTCAGGTGGCTGAAACGGCATCCTGACCGGCATGCCTGATGCATGCGGATACGGTGGGAGTTTGTGGTTGCGAATGGTTTGCGCTGCCAGTTGATGCAGGTGTCGCGGCCGATCTCGCCCATAACCGGGCAGACAACGGTTTCGGCCATCAACGCGCCGCGAACAGCTTGTTCGACGCGGCTGATGTCGCCATTCTGATAGCTGTTGGACAGCACCTGGCTGACAGCGGAAGCGGAGTAGCCAACCCTGCGAGCAATCGCCGACTGGCTTTCCCGATCACATGCCTCGGCAAGAATGACGATCCAGTCGGGGATCATCTCCGCCCAGGCAGCGCGGGCCTTCTCGATATTGGTGAGCTTGGCGACGGTCATGGCTGAACCTCTTCGGTTTCAACCGGACCGACGATCTCATGCCGGTTCTGGTCAAACACCATCTTGGTGCGTAGGATCATCGGTGCCAGCGGGCCGGTGTTCATATGTGGTGCCAGACGCCAGATGCCGAGTTTGCCCGGAGTGCCCTTGACCATCTCAATCAGGTAACCAGCCCTTGCCAGCACCGCGATGTAGGATTTTGCGGTCTCGATGCTGATCCGGGTATTGTCCGTCGAAGACCAGGCAACGATATCCTGTGCGGTGAAGCTGCCGCCCTTTGCAGACATGCGAATGTGGTTCCACATGGCCTTTTGTTTGCTGACACCCTCGACCACGGTTCCGTCACGCCGCACTTTTGGCGTGGCAGTTTGCCGTTTGACGATCCTGAATATGAAAGAGCGCGTACCTTCCTTCTTGCCTATGCGTTCAATGATCCCGGCTTTCTCCAGCCGACGCACAAAATCTGAAATGTCGTCGTGATGTGCGTCCTTGCTGAACGCCCTGATGTCGGAAATCGTGAATGTCATCCCTCGCATTTCATGATCCATCATGACGGACCAATAATGGTCGATGCCGCGCAGGGCTGACTTGTTGCGATCGACGCTGATCTTGAGCGATACCGGCATTATGCGGCCCTCCGCTTTTCGCGTGAGGGAACTGCGCCGGTGCAGAAATAACCCTTCTGCGCCTGATATTCCGAAAGATCGATGGAGGCCGAGCCGAGGACGGCGGCTGTGTTGGCGATCGAATGCAAGGTGTTGCAGATACGGCGAACACGCCCGTCAGCTTCTGACCGTGCCAGATCGAGCAGATCATCGCCGATCGTTACGGCACCGTAGAGGGTCCGGGCAAGATTGCGGGTATCATCCAGATCGCACGGCTGCGCATATCCCCATTCGAGGACGAGATCGCGGAACCGATCGACACGCTCCAGCTTTTTCGGAAACAGTTCCTCGCCGATCAGCAACACCGGCACGTTGCTCTTCTTGGCAATCATGCGGACCAGTTCGATCATGTGGCGATCAACCAGCTTGTCCGATTCATCAATGATGAGCGGGCGCTTTGGATCGCGGGCCAGAATGCCGATAATATCGTCTTCCAGATCGGAGAGTGTACCTCTGGCATCCGGATGGCCGAGTTCGGCAAGGATCGATGTGAGCAGCTTCTTCTTGGTCCACGTATCGCTGACCTCGACATAGGCTGCATTCGTCTTGTTCATGGAGTAGAGCGCGGCAACGCTCTTACCGTAACCGGAATACCCGGCGAAAACGCCAAGGTTCGGTTGTAGCGGGTGACGGTCCTGAAGCGAGCGGACCAAGGTCAGGCATGCAGCCACGTTCTTGATCGGCGCGGTATCACCGCCATTGACAAACTGATCTTTCCCAGTCATTTTGTTCCTCATCGAAATGCAAAATTCTTTGAAAACCCCGCTCCAACGGGGTTTTTATTTTTAGCGGGCCATCTGCAGAGCCTGCTCAAGTCCAAAATCCTCCATGGTGTCTTTGATTGTTCTGTAAGCAGGCGTGGCCTGAAAACGGACGAGTTGCGTGGCCGTCTCGGCATCCAGTTCGACACCAGCGGCAATCTGAGTTTCGAGAGCCATTGCCCACTTAAACCGACGCGCCGACGCGCTCAGTCCGGCATCCGGATCAAGATGGATGATTTTTGAAGCCTTGCGTTCCTCGGCTTCGCGTTTGATAGCCTCGTGCAGCTCGGCAGCTTTTTCATTAAGCGGCCTCGGCTGATTTTCAGCCTGTGGCAATGTAGCTGCATCAAGCGCGGCGGCGATGGCAGGTGTGGTGTGCTGCTCGTCACGCTTTGGCAACTGGATGACATTGGCGCGTTCGGCGGCGCGCTCCTCGGCACGGCGTTTGTTAACCTCATTGCTGCGGACGATTGCCGCCTTGTCCTTCTTGATCCGGCGGATTTCCGGCTTCAGGTCATTCAGGCGATCTTTGACAAGCCCGTTAACAGCCGCCATCTGCATCTTGGCGACTTCGGCGGGGTTCTGGCCGGACATCTCAGGACAGATGGCAATATCCAGAAACTGACGACCATCGGGCGTGTAGACGTAAATCTGACCCAGATCATCTGGGTGATGACGGCAGAACACCTGTGTGCCGACAAGGATTTTGGAAGGCATATAATTGAGATGGTCGATCTGGATACCCTGATGCCCCATGACACGAATGCCGTTCCTGCCAGCGATCGGCATTAACAGCGCATCAAGAGCACGTTCATCAACCCGGCGCACAGGGTCGGTCGATAGCGCTGCAGCATCATTGGGCGAAATCCCCTTCAGGCCACGATGCTTGTTTTCGTGATAGGTGTATTTCAGCCAGTCGTCGGTATGAGTGCGCAGCTCGTCGATCGTCATGGAGACTTCGAACATCTCCAGATCGTCAGCGCCGAGGCGCTGCGCAAAGCTCTTCTTGCTCTCGATCGCCTTCTTGTCGGCAACACTATGGCCAACATAACCGCGAAGCTTGGGCGCAACATCGTGCTGGAATGTCTTGATGGCGCGCTCGACGATGCCCTTTTCGGCAGGGCTATAGGCGTGGGATGTATCCGGCTTGATGTCCAGATCGTTGAGCAGTCGCATGGTGGCGACAGCAACAAAATCCGAGCCATTGTCGGTTTTGATGACTTCCGGAACACCCCATTCAAGAATCGCGCGGCGGATCAGGAGGCCGACAGCCTCGGCGCGCGGTGTCTTGGAAAACGTGATGATATAGCGTCGGGTGGCGACATCAACACAGGCATACATCGTCCAGCGGCCATCGACACAAAGCGCATCAACCGGCGAAGCGTCGATCATCCACATCTGGTTGATCCGCGTCACATGCCGATAAGCACCGGTGCCTACGAGTTTCATGCGGGAGCGGAAAGCGTCCGGGTTGGAATGGGCCAGAATGACGGCCTTTTCCGCTTCCCGCAGTTGTGACACAAAATACTGGAATGCCCTAAGTTCAGGCAGCGGCTTTAAAGCGCCGTCCCGATCGATAAGTTCACGCCCGAACTCGTATTCTACCAGCTCGCGAATTGCCTTGATCGACAAACCGGGAGCATCTGCTATCCATGCAAGAATATGACGACGCACTGCGCCATCATTCGCAGTTTCCAGAAGCCCGGTGCCCTTGCGGTTTTCCGAGGGATCGTATGCGAGTGTCAGGCCATCGTTGTTTCTGGATTTGCTGCGCCAGCGCTGGAGGCTGCGAACAGATAATGTGCCGATCGTCTCTAGCACCCAGTCAGGAAGCTCTCCGACCCTTCCGGCATTGAAAGCCTGTACGAACAGATGATCCGATGCGAGCACCGTCATGCCATTCAGGCGCTTGTACTGATCAGCCAGACGCACCGTGATGACACGCGCACCTCGTTCTTTACGTGCCCGATCACTCAGGTTGGCGTCAATTGCGCCGGAAATACGCAGATCGTCGTCATCAACCTTGATGAAACGCTGGAGATAGCAAAGCCGAACATCAATCGGCAGAACATCGATATGATACTCAAATCCACCGCCGCCCTCGCGGCCTCCACGCGGTCGTACAAGAGCATGATAACGCGACCAGTTCTCACGGCGGGCAAGATCATTGATACCCTGTTTGCTTTCCGGAAGGCCCGGTAACAGGCCATCTCTGGCCGCATCGGCCATTTCCTGTGCCGTAAACCACATTTGAACAGTCATTGGAGCATGCATATTCATGGTCAGATGGCTCCCCACTTGGCCTTTTCCGCCGCTTTGAATTTCTGGATTTTCTGCTCGACCTCGTCGGCCAGATGCACATTGATCAGCGACTGATATTTCCGATCGACAACGACCTGATCGAACCGGGCCGCAACAAAGCCGAGAAGGTCTATGCAGCCGGTGACCTCAATCAGCGCGATAAAGCGTTCGAGCGTGATGCGGTGCGCCTCGGCACCTTCCGAGGCGTAGTTCGCCAGCATGTTTTCCGAGATTTGATAGCCAAGCTCGATCGACATGGCAGTTGCGATCTCGGCACGGGACATGCTGGATGATTTCAATGCGAGGGCGACGGCCTGACTGATCTGCGAGGCAAGACGGTTGCCACGGATCGCGCCGGGTTCGAACCCGGCCGCAACCTTCGGCGGCTCCCATGCCAGCAGATCGCCCGTCAGGCTATCGCCCCGCAGTTTCACCATTAGAGCGCGCCTTCCTCTTTCAGAAGATCAAGGATTTCATCCTTATAGGTACGCACGAAGCTGCGCCGGTAGCGGACTTCGAACCGCGTCCAGCTGTCCGAGAATGTGCGGAATGCATTTTCTTTCGGGTCAGCAGGTCGCAAGCCCTGTGCAAGCAAAATTGCATCACCTACCGATCTGGCCTGCGGCGGACTGGAAAGCAAAAGATCAAGAGCTTGGGCCTGCAATTCGGGCCGAACAGAAGCCAGTGCGCGTAGATCAGAAGCCTTCCGCTCGATGTCGGTACCGCGAACGCGCTGTCTGGTATCGGCTGACAGGCCATTGACCATGGCGACGGCAAGTTCGATGGAACGGCGGGAAAGGCCGGTCGCATTTGCTGCTATTTCAGCAAACGAAAAAATTTCGCTTGCTGTTTTCTGGCGGGCTTTACCACCGGCTACACCTTTCTTCGTGTCAGGATAAAGAGCCTCGTAAACCTCCTTCAATTCCGCGAGCGCTTCGGCATTTTCGAGCGCGGTGTATTCCTCGCGGTTGAGGTTGATCATGAGTTCGCGCAGGCGGCGCTCTTCCGGCTTTAGCCATGCGATCGGTGTGACACGCGCATCAATCTCGTCGGCCTTGTTTTGGCGCAGCGCTGCAACGCGCAGCGCGCCATCGTCGAGGCTGAAACGACCATCTTCAGTTTCGACAACGACGATCGGCTGCATCTGGCCTTGGACGGCAATGTCCTTCGCCAGCGTCTCGATACGTTCCTGACGCTGACGGCGAATGCGCCCGTCCGGTATGTCGATCAGATGAAGCGGGATGCGTTTGTATTCATATGGTACGGTCATGTGATGCTCATCATGATGGTTGGAGGTTGATGCGCGCTCGCCGCCATGGAGAGGCTTGGGGAATTGGCGACGAACGCGCGCTTCACGCCGCGCGGGGGCTGCGGCGCAAACCGGGATTGCTGTGAAAAATTTGATGAGTCAGATACTGATTGCGGTACCGGACGGCGTTCCCGCGCCGCCCGGCACCTGGCATCACCCCGCAGAAACGGTACGAGGAGACGATTTGATGACGAAAGAGAAGTTGTTTGAGCTTGCTGTGCAAATTGCTGCCGCGAACATCAGCGCAGGCCAATACAATAATGGGCTGAACTTCGGCACGGTCGTTCATGACGACACCGAAACGGCGTTCTATCAATTGGAAGCGCTCTGGGAAAAATTCTCCCAAGATACCGATGCCAACGACGACATTCCCGATGAACCGACTGGCGAAAACACTACGCATTAGCCACGTGTCCGGTTCATAGGGATGCGGACGAACTGTCCTTCGCGCCCATGGCAATATTGACAGGTGGGGGCAGCGCCGGAATATTCTTCGGCCTCTTTCCGGCCCTTTCCGCGAGGATTGGCTTCAGCCCGTAATGCCGTGCACTGTTTCATATACTGGCAGCGGAAAAGGGCAGCATAGATAACCGCCGAGGCACCAGCCCCCATCAAGCCACCGGCAAGACCGGATATGATTGTGAGTGACATGGGCGACATCATCCTGCCCTCGCAACCATCACAGCTATTGCAGCGACCTCGGCGTAGAACATCACGCCGAGGAAGAAGGCGACGACTACCCAGAGAGACAGGATGTCGTGAAAAGTGGCGTTGTTAGAAACGCGAGCGAGCTTTGACAGGAACTGGGCCATTACGCTGCAATCCTGTCAGAGGAGCGAGTGGATTTCTGACTCGCAATCTTCCGCTCATTCTCTATAGATAGATTCCGTGTATTCCGGATGGGATAGCGGTCTGGCCAAAGCTCCTCGAGGGGAACATTGAGCAATTCCGATATCGCAGCCTCGGCAGGACGGACGCAGCGGGACCATACCGCACGGAAGTTACGGGGATCGATTTCCTTGTATTCGGCTAGCTTGGTTAAGTTCCAGCCAGCTTCTTCGATGGCGCATTTGATCTTCGCCTTCGTCCATTTAACCGAGGTCATTCGGACTACTCCAGCTTGAAGCCGATGTTGGCGCATCGGCTTTTTGTTGACACTTGAAACGCAATAGCGAAGCGCCGAAGCGCTGCGCATACTGACAATATGATAAGTGCACTTTACATGTCAAGTGCGCTTATCACTTGGAGGATACATGGGCCTTGCGGATTTTGGGGAAAGGCTGACAGAGGAGCGCGTGCGTCTGGGGTACACGCAAGCTGCATTTGCTCGCTTACTGGGTATTAGCCGGGTTGGTCTTAGAAATATTGAGGCTGGGCAAAGCGACTTTAAGGTGCAATTTTTAGCTACTGCGGTCGCTTCTGGGGTGGATGCTCAGTACGTTTTAACGGGAATTCGATCCAAAAACCTAGATACCGTCGAAAAGGAAGTTGGCTTCGAGCGTCAAGCTATTCAGGGATCAGTATCTGGCGTCGGGTTTGCACAAAACATCAGCAATTTACAAATTATTCATACCAACAGCCACCGGAATATAACAAAGGCGGAAACGAAGCCGGGGACTGAACACATTGATGAAAAGCAGAAGGCGACTCTAAAAGACCTCGTGACACAGATTGCCGAGAAAGAAGCCACGCTAAAAAAGAATCCGAAATCATTCCAGGCAATTTGGGCAGGCTTAAATAAGCACTGTGGCGTAACAACCTACAGTCTGATCGCGAAAGATAATTTTGATAAGGCGCGGAAATACTTAAATGTATGGTTGGGGCGGCTGAACTCTGCGAAATCTGCTCCGGTGAAGGACGGTGACGCATGGCGAAGAAAGCGAATTTCCTATATCAAAGTCAATACAAAAGACCCGGACGATGAAGCTGCCATGAGGGCGTATATTACCCGCAATTTCAAGGCAGAGTCATTGCGTGAATTGAGCAATGATGAAATCGAAAAAACCTATCGGTACGTGGCGGGACGAAACAACAGGAAGCGCTGATAGCCAAGAATGAAATTTTCCACCTTGGGGCAGATGAAAATCTGCCTTAAAAATCTATGCCGTTGAAATCGCTTAAAATAATCGAGGTGGAAAGCACAAAATTTTGTGCCACTTTTTCTTTCCACCTTACGGCGCTGATTTATTATTTTTCAATGGGTTAGAAATTACCTACTTTTCGGCGACGGGCGGTTTTGTGCCAACCGATCCTGCACCGTGATTTTGGGTTCCGCAAATCGCGATACCCTACCATCCGGTCTAACCGGTTGAATATTCGTCGCTTTCGGCAACATCCCAAGCAATCCCACTTAATCCCGGACTATCCCGGTATCGCCATACGTAATTGCACCCTACAGCAGTCATGCTTTTTTAAGTTGCCAGACTGAAAACCTGTTCTGGAACCAATGCTCAGTCGAGCCAAGTTATCGCAATAATTCCAAGGGGATCGAATGGTGGGCGTGACAGGGATTGAACCTGTGACCCCTACGATGTCAACGTAGTGCTCTCCCGCTGAGCTACACGCCCATT